TGCCGGAGACCTGCGCATTGCCGGAGACCCACGCATCGCCGTAGACCCGCGCATTGCCGGAGACCTGCGCATTGCCGGAGACCCACGCATCGCCGTAGACCCACGCATCGCCGGAGACCGAAATATTTTCTTCTTTCTCAATCCATCCGCCGATTTCGCCCTTGACCACAGAGCCAAACGAAGCAACTGCGCGGATACGATTAAGGGTAACGTCACAAACATTTTTTGTTTCGCCGGTAAATTCAAATTTAGAGTTCATCTCGTAGCCCCTTTGTTCGATGGTTAGCTGCACAAAATTACGACAACCAGCACGCACAGGTAAAAAACGGTAATCCAGCCGATTGTGCGTGCTTCCTGTCGATCTGCTGCCCGTTCGTTAATGTGTTTCATGTCCTGCATGTGCAGGCGGTGGATGGTTTCGTAATCTGTCATTTAAGCCCCATCGAAATAGTCTATGATGGCGCGCTCGTCGTCAGTCAGGCCATAATATCCGACCTCAAGAAAAGCGCGCATAACGGCATCAATCTGTTCCTGTGTGTATTTCATCATTCACCCCTAGCTTTGGCGATGGCGGCGCGCAATATTTTCTGCGCTTCATACGGATCAATAGGCGCATAAAATCCCGTTCGGGCATCGTGAACTTGCGCCATTTTTAGAACCTCAACGCACGCCGCCAGCAATTCAGGAGCTGCGGCGATCAAGCGGGCGTTACCTGCGGTTTCCGAATCCGGCAACAATTCGGCGGTCAAATCTGCGACCTGCTCACCTTTCGGCCCGTAAATCATCGGCCCCGGTTGCATCCCGATATGCCACGGCCCCGGCGTATGCTTCACTGCGTTTTCAGTTTTCATAATTCCTCCGTGAGGTTCGATTAAATATCAGGCTGCGACAGTTTCCGCGCCCATAAAATACGTGGTCGCCTTGTGATTCAGGCGCGAGCAAAAAGATTGAACGTAACGCTCGATTGTGTCGCGCACATCAACAAACTGCGGAAAATCGCCCTTTTGCCGGCCGTCATGCCGTAATTCTGCCGCGCGTGCGGAGTCCATTTTTCTGATTGCCTTGTCGATCTCAACAGGATTGAGTTCGCGGACTTCGGCCCCTTCGCGCCACACGGTCAACGGTTCCTGAAAAACCTTTTCCGTTTTCGGTTTCGGTTGACGCGCGGCCGTCAGTTTAAATGCGCCGACAAGCGAAAGCGCCGCTTCAATGTCTGCAATGTTTACCGCTTGCGTAAACGTGACTTGATAGGTTTGCATGTTCATCACTCCCTGTTAGGTTAGGCGGACTACTCGCCAAAATAAAATACGTTTGCGAATTCGATCAGCGTGTCCTGTTCAATGTCAAAAAACTGCGTCCAGCCGGTGCCCCAGTCCTGATACTCAATCCATGCGCGCAACGGTTCGGCGTGCGGGCCGAGTTCGCCCATGATCCGCAATGCAGGGCCTCCCGTGGTAAGCGTAATCTTGAATTCCTCGGAGGGTTGTTGCTCCAAATGGTTGCCGGTCGGCTCATACCATCCGCTACGGACTTCGACAGACAGAATCGAATTCTGTATCCATTCGCGGGCCTCGTCGGCGTCTTTCATCACTTCGCCGTCAATCCGGCAATCCGCTTCAAGCTGGCGCAGTTCGTCGGCCTCGTCCTGATCCATGATCGTATCGCCGTCGGCCTTCATATCCCGCAATTCCTCCAGCCGGTCATAATCGCAATTCAGCGCAGCGACCATTGCAACGATTGATTGCGCCCAGCCACGGGCATTGTCCAGAGCGTGATTCTTTTCAACGGTATTCGTATTCATTTTTAAACTCCCAGTTTTACAGCGATTGAATGGCCGGCGAGACTGCCGTTTAAGATTAGTGTGCCGCTGCCGATTGTTCGATTGAATCGAATTTGCGATCATCTGCGTCCCGAAAGTAAATCCGCGATCCGTCGTAACTCTTAAATTGGCGCAACGTGTATTCATTGCCAGACTGACCGCGAATAATCCCGACTTGGCTAAACGTCGGCTTTACTATAATTTGGTAATTCATGTTTTAAACTCCCAATTTACGCGCAATGCCGTGGCCAGCTATCGCGCCGGTTATGATGCAAACCATTAACAGGGCGAGCATGTCAAATCCAGAGATAATGCTCGCCTTGATCCAAGCAAGCATCTTCGACTAGCTGCTCGAATCCCAAGCTGACCGGCAGATCAACCGGCGGATCACCTGCATCTAAATTGTCCAAGTCAATGACCTGATAATTCACATCCGGCGATGCATACACAGATGCTACGCCGCCTTTAATTACCACCAGCGCGATACGTTCCATCTCAACCTCCGTCAATTCCGGCCCCGTGCCGGTTAACCCTATACTTGCAACCCTCATGCCAACCGCACCAAATCCCCGAAAAATTTACAAGTTGACGAACTTTCGTACAGTTTTGCCTATTTTTTAATCATCGACAGCGAAAAACACCAAAAACGCCGAATTATCGACATGGGAAACTGCCGCAAAACGTCAGATCGGTAAAATTTTCGGCTGACCATTTGCGGCACATCGGCCGGCGATCTACCAATAATCGGCCCATTATCCGCCACCCAGCGCGCCGAATCCGGACCTGCAGCGATCAAATTCCCCGAATTAATCCGCCATTCCGCCCCAGTCTACCCCGTGCAGATATGACATTACACCCCATAAAATGCCAAAAAACCGTTTAAATACATCTTGTCACATTATCTATTGTTACTATTATATATATATATATATATATAAAGGAAGAGTGGCAGATGTTGCGCGCCGGGGATTTACACGGGTTGCACGGTCTCTCGGGAATTTTCTTCGAAAGTGGGGTTACAGATGTTACGGTATTACAAAACGATACGAAACCCCATAAAATCAACTTGACAAGGCGTCAATATCCCGTCACATTAGGCTGGTAATATCAGATCAACCTTTGATTAAAAAGGGATTTTATGAAGCAAATTAATATTAAGATTTCAGACGAAACCGCGATGATGCTACACAAGATGTGCTCGTGGTCAGGGCGGTCTGTCGAGCGTATCGTCAGCGAATCCCTGCGCGACCTATACCGCGGCATCCCAGAGGCGCGCTACAAGCTGCAAAAGCGCGTAAACGATCAATTCATAAAACATGGCATATCCGATTTCGATCCGAACCGCGGCCACATCCCCGGCACAGATCAAGGCGACAAACCCATCACGTCTGAATCCGATACTTGACACAACGCCGGAATTGGCTTTCAATCACGCGCATGGATTCACAGCACACCATGACACGCGCTCCCGGTTCGCAATACAGCGACGAAGACCGGCGCAATGCCATCGGTCATTACCTTGTGTTAGGTAGCCTGCGACGAGTAGAAGACGCCACAGGCATCCCGAATCAAACCCTATCCGGCTGGACTAAAACGGACTGGTGGAATCAAGCAATAGGGAAGATTAGGGCGGAACGAAACGACGAACTCGACAACCGCCTATCTGCTGCCGTTGACAAGGCGCTAGACGGCATAATGGACCGGCTCGAGCACGGCGACGCGCAAGTGATTGATGGCGAGATTCGCCGCGTCCCGATTAAGGCGCGCGACCTGGCCGTCGTCACCGGCGTGACGTTCGACAAGCGCCAGCTACTACGCTCCATGCCCACATCAATAAACCAATCCGCCGGCGGAATGGATGCGCTCGCCGGCCGCATGGTGAAACTGTTAGAGCGTGCCGCAGAAGTAGACGTTACGCCTAACGCATTGAACAATAACGAATAACCGCGTAATTGCGTATAATATGTATTATGACAAATTCCGAAGCGTAACCATACGTAAGGGCATGATATGAAAACGAAAAGCATTAAAATGAATCACGGAGGCACGCGGTCGCCATCAATGGCTGGCAGGACTGCAGCGATACACTCGCCGACTAAAACGCCGCAGCGCGCCGTCGCCAAGTCCGCGCGCACGTCAACGGCCGCAGTGAATCCGGGCGCCTGTTTCCCGTGCGCGTATGCTGGGCCGTCTGTCCCTCTAGAATTACACACGCATGATCTGCCGGCGATGTCGCCATATGCTGCGGCAGAGGCATACGCGCCTTCGGATGCTCACCCTGTGCGCCTGCGGCATCGCATGGGCGGTGAGGGCTGACCCAGCATGAAATCTTCCCAGAATTCGGGCCAGGGGGGCAAATTCCGCGGCAGTGAAAGTTTACGTAATCCCCTTTCCCGCGGTCGCGAAAAAACAAAGGGTTTGGATTTGCCGAAATCTCGTCACCAGACAGATTCTGTGCCAGCGAGGATATCCCGCGTTTGTTTGCTGCCGATGCCTGAGTATCTGGCGTGGGTTGCGAGGCACGGGTTATGAGTTTAGACGCGGCGATATCCGTTCTGCAGTCCGAGGTTGACGCGTTGATGGCGGTGAATCGGCCGTCGTCTGCGGGACCGGACGTGAATACGGGGAGTGCGGACTGGTTTTTGCTGCGGGCGAAATCGCTGGGATTGAGTAGTCTGAGGCGCATGGCGCAGTTGAAGTTGCACGACAATCCGGCTGCGGCAGAGCGGTATCACCGTGCGGCGGAGTCGCACCATGTTCGACTGGATGTTCCGCCGCCGTTGGATCCGAAACCGGGGTTGAGTGTGGTGCCGGATGTGAAGGTAGCGGTTGCGTGATCGCGTGCCGCCGGCATGGAGTTGAGTTTGCGATGCCGGATGGGGATGTGGCGTATTACGAGTTTGATCCGAACGATGACGAGGATATCCCGTGGGATTGTGATTTGGGGCTGCCGCTGGGGAATGCGGAGCCGGATGATGATGAGTAGGAGGTAGGTGTGACGCCGGATATTGAGAAGGTGCTGGCTGACCTGCAGGCGCCTGGTGTATGGGCGCAGATAGGTGATTTGCAGGTTGATGCGGTGGTTGCGCTGAAATGGGCGCAGAGTAAATTAGCGGCGGCGGGCGACATGGCGGACGAGGTACGCCGGATGTCGGAGGGGATACGGAGCGGGGCGTTGATACCGGGGATGCTGGCGCGTGCTGAGAAGGCGCGCGCGGCGTTTGAGGCGGTGGTTATAGAGGAACGGAAGGCGGCGCCGGTGGTTAAGGACGCGGTTGCCGGACCGGAGGTAAAGGAAGTGCCGGCCACGGTGGTGTATCAGTCGGAGCCAGTAGTTAAACCAGTCAGGAAGAAAGGACGTAAACATGAATCAGAAAAAGTGTAAGGCGCTGCGTAGGCTGGCGCGTGAGAACACCAAGGAGATGCCGGCGCGGGTGACGTATCGGCACAGCAGGAAGGGGATGGTGCTGAATCTGCCGCAGAGCACGCGTGGGCTGTATCGGGCGATGAAGCGGGGTGTGCGGGCTGAGAGGGTGGCGGGATGAAATCAGAACCCGTTTACACCGAGAAAACGTATCCGTTGGCGAAATTTCATGTGGCTGACGGTTGGTACACGATTGCCGAGCTTGAGAAGTTTTTGGAGACGGCGAAGAAAACAAAAGAGTGGCAGGCTAGGATGCTCGCGCGGTCGATGGAGGTCGTGAAATGATTATCCAGATCACAGACCCCGAAACGAAGGGCACAGTCGGCGTTGACGCGAGTTCGATATTTTTCGTGATGCGCGCGGCGGACAATCCGCTGGTGACGCTGATCTCGACGAAGGTGATGACGCAGAAGGGGCCGATGCAGTTTGCCGCGATGGAGTCGCCGGAGGAAATCATTGCGATGGCGAACGGCGCGATGGCGGATGTGCCGCTCGCGGTCAGGCCGGCCGGTATGGTTCTGGCGAGCTGACATGGCCCTGACGCTGACATACAGAACCGTCTGCGACGTGTGCCTGAAACTGATTGGAGAAGAATCGTATGCGGTGATGGACGGGCAGGCGATTCCGCACCCGAAGAAGTATAAGGTGATGGGTGCCGATTGCTGCGACGAATGCTGGGAGCCGTTGTCGTCGGCGTTGAATTCGGCGGTGGAGTCGGTGCGGTTGCGGCGGAAGTTCAGGCCGTTGAAAACCCGTTTGGATAAACAGGAGCGCGCTGGATGAGCCGCATCGTAATCCCCCCCATACTGAAAAACGTCAAGCAGAATCTGTCACAGTTTGATTTTTCATCGCTGCTGGCGATCGGAGAGACGATATCGACGCAGACGGTCACGGCGTCTGTTTATTCTGGAACGGATGCGTCGCCGTCGAATATTATCTCGGGGGCTGCGACGGTCAGCGGCGGGATTGTCACGCAGTTGATTGATACGACGGGCACGAATGGCGTTGCCGGCGTGACGTATGAATTGCTGGCGGCGGTGACGACCTCGGCGGGGCAGACGTTGCATCTGTCGGGGTATCTGACGATTACGCTGGATTTGCCGTGAGAGCGGTTGCTCGAAAATACTGCTCGAAAGGATTTCATCCGAAAGGATGGAAATTCTGGCGTTGCCATTACGATATGTCTACATGGCGCTGGCACATGATCGGAAATTTCTGCATTGAGTGCGGCGAGCAGTTGGATTTGAAGGAAGTAGTTACGGTGGCAACGCCGCCACGATTCATTCCACCAAGCAGATACGCTGATCGAATTTCTGATTTGAAAATGCGCCAGAAAAGAAAATTTTTCAGGCGCACCGAGGCGGTTACGCCGTGACCGCCGCCGTCGAACAGGTCGCCCCGTTCACCGCCGCAGACTACGCCGAGCGGGGGGAAAAACTGATCGAGGCGTTCAGCGGGATGTTCCTGAGTCCGCGGTATGACCAGACAAAACCGACGCCGAATTTTGCCCGCCAAGTGTGGAATCTCTACGCATCAGACGAGAAACAGTGCGCGATTGCGGCGCCGCGGAACCACAGTAAATCTACATCGTTTACGCACGCATACATTTTGACGGAATGTTTATTTCGGTATCAGAGTTATGTGATGCTGCTGGGCGCGTCTGAAGAAATGGCAATCGAGCACTTAGGCGACATTGCTATTGAGTTGCGAGACAACGAAGAATTGACGGCGGCATTTGGCATTAAAAAACTGGATACCGACGCCAAGACCGACATCATTTGTCGAATGAAAGACGGTCACGCATTCCGTATCGTTGCCAGAGGCGCAGAACAAAAGATTCGCGGTAGAAAATGGAATGGTATGCGGCCAGGGCTGATTGTCTGTGATGATTTGGAGGATGATGAGCAGGTCGAATCAAAGGAACGGCGAGAGAAATTTCGCAAGTGGTTCTTTCGTGCCGCAAAACCTGCGTTGGCGGACGGCGGAAAAATTCGTATTCATGGCACCATACTTCACGAAGATTCGTTACTCGCATGTTTGATGAAAGACGACGAATGGAAACATTTGCGTTACAGAGCGCACGAATCTTTCGATGATTTCTCAAACATTTTGTGGCCTGAAAAATTCAGCGAAAAAGAACTACGAAAAATTCGCCAGGGGTTTATTAACCAAGGCGACGCATCAGGATATTCGCAGGAATATTTGAACGACCCGTTAGATAATTCTGACGCGTTTTTGAGAAAACAAGATTTTTTACCGATGGACGAAATGGATCACCGTGTTGCGAAAATCATGGGCTGCGGGGTCGATTTTGCGTTTTCCAAGGAACGCCGGTCGGATAACACCGCGTTTGTTGTGGGCGGTAAATGTGCGCGGAATCTGCTGCATGTGGTGGATGTGCGGAAGAAAAAATTCGACACACTGGAAACGGTGGAGACTTTTTTCGAGATTGAAAACCGGTATCACCCGCAGGGATTTTTTGTGCGGTCCGGTAAAGACTGGGAAGCGATACGGCCGGTGCTGCAGCGTGAGATGGAACGGCGCGACACGCCGATGTCGTTTTTCGTATTGCCCGACGCGCAGGACAAGAAGGTGAAGGGCACGCCGTTGCAGAAACGGATGCGCAGTGGGATGGTGCGCGTAGACAAGGAAGCCGAGTGGTATCCGGGGTTTGAGGATGAACTGCTGCGGTTCACGGGGAATTCGGCAGCGTCGAAGGACGACCAGTTCGATGCGGCAGCGAATCTGGCGGCTGGGTTCGAGAATCAGTCCGCCGTTGACGAAGAAGATTTCATGGAGGACGACGAGGCGGCTGAGTATTACCGGCGCCGTCATGGACGACCGAAACATAACGACGGCCGATCGGTCGTGACGGGGTATTAACGATGCTGAACCTACAGAAAAAACTCACGCTGAACGAAAAAACGATCAAGTCGCCAAATCTGTGCGATGAGTTTGACGCCGGCGATTTACACACGATTGGTCAGCACGTCTGGGATGGATACGACCGCGATAAATCCTCGCGCGCGCGGTGGGAACGTCGCACGGCTGCGGCGATGGATCTGGCGATGCAAGTCGTGAAATCCAAGAATTTCCCGTGGCCGAACTGCTCGAATCTGGCGTTCCCGCTGGTGACAATTGCGACACTGCAGTTTCACAGCAAGGCGTATTCCGCGCTGGTAGACGGGCGCGATATCGTGAAAGCGCGCGTGCTGGGCGAAGACCCTGACGGAAAAAAATCGCAGCGTGCGATGCGGGTTTCGACGCACATGAGTTATCAGGTATTGGAACAGGATCAGCCGTGGGAAGAACAGCACGACAAACTGCTTATAAACCTGCCGATCGTCGGTTGCGCGTTCAAGAAATCGTATTACAGTTCGAGCAAGGGGCACAACGTATCGGAACTGGTGCTCGCGTATGACTTGGTACTGGATTACTACGCGAAATCGGTTGAAGATGCTGCGCGTAAGACACACCGGATTCCGTTGGATCGGAATGAAATTTACGAACGGGTAAAACGCGGCGTGTTCCGTGATGTTCTGAACGAAGCGTGGTTCAAGGCCGCGGCGAATGTGCCGATTCAGGCGGACACCGGTAAAACGGCGCGCGATAACCGGCAGGGCACGAACGAGCCGGCGCAGACGGACAGCACGACGCCGTTTATGAGTCTGGAGCAACACGTTTTGATGGATCTGGATGACGACGGGTATGAAGAACCGTACATCATCACGATTGATGAAGTATCGAAACAGGTGTTCAGAATCGTCACCGCGTTTGACGAACAGGATGTCGAGCGCGCGAAGAACGGTGAGATTATCCAGATCAGACGGCAGCAGTATTTCACGAAGTATGCGTTCATCCCGGCGCCCGATGGCGGCGTGTACGATGTCGGTTTCGGAATGCTGCTGGGTCCGCTGAACGAATCGGTGAACACGGCGATAAACCAGTTGTTTGACGCGGGCACCATGAGCACGCTGGGCGGCGGATTCCTCGGGCGCGGCGTGAAAATTCGCGGCGGGCAGTACACGCTGGCGCCGTATGAGTGGAAACGCGTCGATTCGACCGGCGATGATTTAAACAAGAACATCGTGCCGAATCCGGTGCGCGAGCCGTCGAAGATTCTGCTCGATCTGGCGATGTATCTGATTCAGTACACCGAGCGGATATCAAACACGACAGACAACCAGGTGGGGATCGGACCGGGGCAGAACACGCCGGCCGAGACGACGCGCCGCATGGAAGCGAACGGCCAGAAGATTTACAACGCGATTTACAAGCGAATCTGGCGCGCGATGAAGGACGAGTTCAAGAAACTGTATCTGCTGAACGGGATGTATATGCCGAGCCAGCAGAAACTCGGCGTGAACGGTTCCGTCGTTGCGCTGCGCGAGGATTATCTGGGCGACCCGAACGATATCGTGCCGGCCGCGGACCCGAACATCACGTCGGAGATCGACAAGCAGAATCAGGCTGGAATGCTCGCGCAGCGCGCGCCGATGGGCGGGTATGACCGCGATGCGGTTGAAGTGAATCTGCTCAGAGCGTATCGAATCGACGGTTGGCAGCAGTTTTACAAGGGCATTCAGGCGATTCCGCCGATGCCGAACCCGAAAATTGCGATCGAACAGATCCGGCAGCAGGCGAAAGAAGCGGACCGTAAACTGAAAATGGCCGAAATCGCCGGTCAGATGGAACAGGACGCCGAACTGAACAAGGCGAAGATTTTGCAGTTGGAGGCGCAGGCGAATTTGCTGATGGAACAGGCGGGCGGTATCCGCACAGGACACGAAATCGCTGCGTTGGACGCGCACATCGGGCTGCTGAAGGAGCAAGATGCGGCGCGGCGCGAGTATATCGGCATGATTATGAAGTTCATCGACGACTCACACGACCGAGAAATGGACCGTCAGAATTTGAATGTGCAGCACCGGCAGTTGGATATTCAGGAGAAAACGGCGAAAACCGCCACTAAACAGGAGTAAAAATGCTGTCCAGAGAAGATTTTGACGCGTGGAAGGGCGACCGCAGCACTAAACAGATTTTGCAGTGGTTTCACAGGCAGATTGAGGACATGAAGGATCAGTTTGCGTCCGGCGATATCAAGCCGGAGAACGTGAACGCCGCGGTGCAGTTCATCCAGGCGCGCGCCGAGGTGATTGCGATGACGTATGACGAATACGCATCGCTGATGCGCGAAGAAGATGTCGAGTCATTGAATCCAACCAGAGATGAAGGAGAAAACGATTGAAGAACACGTCGGGATTGAAACCGTTGGGCGCGTCGGTGTTGCTGAAGCCGTACGAGGTCGAGACGGTGACGAAAGGCGGCATCGTTTTGCCGGGGCAAGTGAGGGAACGAGACCAGCTTGCGGAACAGCGCGCCGTGGTGGTCGAAATCGGGCCGGTTGCGTGGGATGACGAACCTGCGCGCGCGAAAATAGGCGACAAAATCCTGTTCAGTAAACACGCGGGGTATGTGGCGGTCGGCACGGCTGACGGTCAGAAGTACCGAATCGTGAACGCGCGGGATATTTTCTGCCAGATTACCGAGGAAAAGGATGATGCTGATGCCGGAGGTAAAGGCGATTTCAAAGAGGAATACAAACTGAGGGAGTCATTCTAATGGCTGAACAACAAATCGAAGCCCGCGCCCGCGAAATGGGCTGGGTGCCCAAGGAAGAATTCAAGGGCAAGGAAGACCGCTGGGTTGATGCCGAACAGTATGTGGAGCGCGGCGAGCACATTTTGCCGATCGCCCAAGCGAATAATCGCCGGTTGATCGGTGAAGTCGGTCAATTGAAGGGTGAATTGGGGAAGACGCAACAGATTCTTGCCGGTGCCCTCGAATCGCTTGAAGAATTCAAAAAATACGCCGAGGACGACAAGAAAAAAGCGGTTGAGCGGGCGATTGCAAAACTGCGGTCGGACAAATCGGCGGCAATCAAGGCGGGCGACGGCGATGCGGTGGTCGAAATCGACGCGGCGATCGACGAAATCAAGGATCAGCAGACGCGCGCGCCGGTCACAAGGGCTGCGAAGGTCGAAGCTGCCGGCGCCGCCGCGCAGGACGCCAATCTGACGTTTCAAAACGAGCAGTGGTGGAAGGACTGGTCCGCCGAAAACGGCTGGTATGGTCACGATTTCGACCGTACCGTGGATTTGAATTCGGCGTCGGTAAAACTGGCGCGTCGGATTGCCGAGGGTAAGGAAACTGCGGTTCGTGGTCGAGAATTTCTTGACAGAGCGGTACAACTTATGGCAGAGTCCGCGTCAGGTAGTGGTCGGCGCGCGCAGGTGGACAAGGTTGAAGGGTCACGCGGCGGCGGCGGTCAGAGATCAAGTTCAGGGAAGTCGTATTCGGATTTGCCGGCAGACGCGAAAGCGGCCTGCGACAAATACGGGGAAAAGTTGATCGGCGAAGGGAAGATGTACAAAACCCCGGCTGATTGGCGAGCGAAATACGCGGCGGATTATTTCGCCGACGAGTAGCGCCAGATAGTCACGCCTCAAGGTAGTTGTGCCAGTTAAGGTTCACCGGATGCACGGCATTGGCCGGCATCGACTGACAACTACTTTGAAGGCGGAAAATGGCGAACGCTGCCCGCACGACTGAGCAAGTCCAAAATCCCGCGAACACCCGCGCGCAATCGAAAGAAGAACAGCGCGCCGCGCGTAAGCGCATCCCGATGTCCATCCCACGGCTGAAGCTGCATGTGCCCGAAGGCATTTGCCCCGGCTATCACCTTCACTGGTTCCGCGACGAACCCGGACGCATCGCCCAAGCAGTGCAGGGCGGTTACGAATTCGTTGACGCCGTTGCTGACGGCGTTGACATCCTGAACAATTCACTGGCGAACACCGACAACGATTCGGGTAATACCGATCTGGGCACGCGTGTTTCGATTTACGGCGGCGCTGACGAAAAGGGCAATGCCCAGCGCCTCTACCTGATGAAGATCCGCCAAGAGTGGTTCGAAGAAGATCAGGAATCCATCCAGAATCAGAACGACCAGACTGAGCGGACCATTCGCCAGGGTCGCGTCCGTGCGGGCGAGGGCGGCGAAAGTCAGGCCGATGTCGCCGCGCGCTATGCCCGCGCAGAAATGAAAACCAATCGAGCCGCGGTCCGCGCTGCTGCGCCGGCTGTCAGCATTTAACGCAAGGAGAATTCAAACATGGCAAACCTGAACGCACCGTCCGGCCTATCGCCAGTCCAATACCGCAACGGCAACCCGTGGAATGGCGGCGCGCGGATGTATGTCATCCTTGCGGCTGACACGAACGCTTACTGGATCGGCGATCCGGTGACGACCATCGGCACAGCCAACGGCGACTCCAACGGTATCCCGGCAGTGACGCTGGCATCAGCCGGTAACTCGGTTCGCGGCGTCATTCTGGGTATCGGCACGGCAGACGCGGGCGGTAGCGCAACGCCCGCGACGCTTCCCGGCGGTCCGTATGCCACGATGACGAATCTGGCACAAATGTATCGTCCGGCCGGCGCGCAGCCGACCAACTATTACGTTCTTGTCTGCGACGACCCCGATGTTCTTTTTGAAATTCAGGAAGGCGGCGTCGGTTCGGTCTTGACCGCGACTTCGATCAACCGCAACGTGAACTTCAACTTGGGCACGCGGACCGGCACCGTAACCAGTTTCCCTGTGTCTCCGGTTTATCTGGACAACAACACGGTGAACACGACCAATACGTTGAACCTGAAAATCCTATCGGCCAAACAGACGCCGGACAACGTGCCGTTCACGGCGAACCAAAAATGGATAGTGGTCATCAACAATCACGAATTCTCTGGCGGGACGACCAGCCCGTAATCGGACACTGGCGACCATTCAGACACTTTTTGACGGCACAAGGAGAACACCATGCCCGCTGGCGTAATCAATACCGCATCCCACCCAAAAACACTATGGCCGGGGCTACACGCTCTCTGGGGTCAGATTTTCACCGAACATCCGGTCGAGTACACGCAACTCTACGAAGTCGAGACTTCCGACAAAGCGTATGAGGAAGACGTGCAGATCACCGGTTTCGGTCTGGCGCCGGTCAAGGCTGAAGGTGCCGCGATGTCGTTTGACTCGGAAGTTCAGGGTCCGGTTTCGCGCTACAACCACATCGCCTACGCGCTGGGTTACATCGTCACCTACGAGGAAATGAAAGACAACCTCTATGAAGTGGTGAGCCAGCGTCGGATCAAAGCGAATGCGTTTTCGATCAATCAGACCATCGAAATCACCGCGGCGCTGCCTTACAACCGCGCGTTCAACGCGTCATACACCTACGCGGATAGCGTCAACCTGATTTCGACCGCGCACCCGTTCACGACCGGCGGCACGTTCAGCAACCGCCTCTCGCCGGACGCCGACCTGTCGGAAGCTGCACTCGAAGACATCGCCGTGCAGATCATGGGTTTCACCAGCGACCGCGGCCTGTTCGTCAACGTGATGCCGCGCAGCCTGATTGTTCCGCGTCAGGAATGGTACAACGCGCACCGCATTCTGAAATCGGTTCTGCAGTCAGGCACCGCGAACAACGACATCAATGCGCTGAAGGCGACCAACGCGTTCCCCGACGGCATCCACCTGAACCACTACCTCACCGCCGCGCACGCGTGGTTTGTGCGGACCAACGTGATGAACGGTATGCAGTTCTTCTGGCGCGACAAGCCGGAGTTCACGCAGGACAACGACTACGATACCAAGAACCTGAAAGCCTCGACTTACATGCGGTTTTCGTGCGGAAACACCGATCCGCGCGGTATCGCGGGCAGCAACGGACCGTAATAACTGGAGCGCCTAGCGCGCTAATGCGATGACGCTTTGCGGGGGAGCGATGCCCCCGCCCTTTGAAGGAGCAACACGATGCCTGCAATTCCTGGTCTGACCAATTTCCCCGGTGGATTTGCCGCCGGCCTGACCGTTCGTGGGGTTCCGATCCTGCAGACGAATCCGGGCAATTTCTTCTGGGTGTACAGTGGCACCATCACCGAGCGCGCGACCGGCGAAGTGGCGGGCAGCGATTCCAACCGCGGCACGTTCCAGCGCCCGTTTGCGACACTGGCAGGCGCGTTGGCGCAATGCACTCCGGGCAAAGGCGATGTGGTCATTATCAAGCCGGGTCATCAGGAAACGATTACGTCGGCGACGCAGTTGTATCTGTCGTGCTCGGACGTGGCAATCGTGGGCCTTGGCGCCGGTCTTGACCGTCCGCAGTTCACGTTAAGCACGGCGGCGACCTCGACCATCAACGTCACCGGTTCCAACATCAGCATCCAGAACTGCCAGTTCGTCGCCAATTTCGCGAACATCACGTCTTTGTTCACGTTCCAAGCGGCGGTGTTTACCGCGTCGATCACCGGCAATACGATGACGGTGACTGCGGTTTCGAGCGGCACGATTTACCCCGGCGATTTGCTGACCAGTTCGTTGACCGGTTTCACGCAGAATACCGCGGTCATCAACCAGTTGAGCGGCACGACCGGCGGCGTCGGCGTCTACACCGTGAGCGGTCCGAACACGCAGTCGGTGGCGTCCGGCACGATCAATGATCCGGCAAACTTCTTCGCGATGGACAACTGCGAAGTCCGCGATACGTCATCGGTGCTGAATTTCCTGTCGATGGCGACGTTCGGCACGACCAACAACCTCGCTGACGGTTTTACGCTGACCAACAACCGCATTCTGTTGCAGGCGACTTCCGGCGCGGTCAACCTGTTCACGCCGACCCTGACGATGGACCGTGTGCGTATCGAGGGCAATTACTACACCTCGCCGACCACGAACGCGGGCGCGATGATTCCGTTGTCGAGCGGCAAGGTTTTGACCAACGTCAGCATCCAGAACAACGTATTCAACCTGGCAAACGCTTCCGGCACGGCAACGGGCCTGATTATCACGACCAACAGTTCCACCAACTCCGGTATCTACAACGGGAACACCAGTTTTGCGCTGGCATCGACCGCGTTGCTGATTACCGCGTCGTCCGGTTTCATGTATGGGCAGAACTGGCACACGCACACGCCGGACAAGACCCCGCAGTACCTGCCGACGCAAGCCGCTTAATCGAACCCGTAAAGGAGAATCACAATGGCACAGACCGTTCCGAACCTCAACTATCCGATCACTTCGAGCAGCAAGTCGTCGCTCATTTTCGCGGGCGACAACGGTGCGGCGGACGAAGGCAACTATTTCAGCTTCACCACCGCGACCCCGGCCACCGGCGTTGCGACCACGACCTCTGTCGTTGACGATGCTGCTACCCAGTCGTCCACCCACGGTCAGGCGTCGCCGGCTTTCCTGTTGCAGAACCAGAACTCGACCGGCAGCGGCATCAACATCTACCTGCGCTACCTGAAATTCTCGGTGACTGCGGTTCCGACATCGGCGACCATCTGGAACTACTCGTTCCGTCTGGACCCGCTCTCGACAAAACTGACGACCGCCGGCACCGTTCTGACGCCGCACAACGTCAACTCGCTCTCGACCAACCAATCGCGCGCGTACATTAACGTCGGCACGATCACGACCGTCATCATGTCGGCGCAGGGCTGGCTGGTTGCCGCGGGCGAAGTCAACGGCGCGCTGCCGGTTGTCAACGACCAGTACGTGTTTACCTTCGGCGACGTGGCAAGCTCGCATGTGGTCAACGGCACCACGACCAACCAGAAGTTCCTGACGATTCCGGTCTGCCCGATCGTTGTAGCGCCGGGTTACTTCCTGACGATGGCGATGTTCGGTGCGTCGAACGCGGGTGCTCCGGCTTTCGCGGTTGAAGGTGGCTACATCGAGCGTCCGACCGGCCAGTAATCGGAATAGCGTGGCGCGCGTGGTGCGCGCTGCGCGTTTTGCATCGGTGAAGGAGTAACGTGTCCACCCTCGTAGACAAACAAATCGTCGAAGAAGGGCCGCGGAACGCTGTTGTGAAATTGACGGGCGTGCTGAGTGATTCAAACATCACCGAAACGTCCGTTATCAAGCCGTCTGACTTCACGAACAATGACCGTTGGCAGGTGATTTCTGGTTTCCGCGTCGATGCGATCATGTATTCAATCGGCCAGGGGCTTGAAATCGTCTTGTCGTGGAACGGCAATTCGCCGCAGCAGATTGCGCCGATCGCCGGCCGCGGCAAAATTGACGCCACGGGTGACGGTGGTTTTCTGCCGAACACGCTGCTGACCGGTTACGACGGTTCGATCAATCTGGCGACGAGCGGGTATTCGGCTGGCACGACGCAGAATTTCACCATTTTTCTGAGGCTGGTCAAGCTATACGCGCCGACGGGGAGGTAAGCCGTGACATCCCCAGTGACGTTCAACACGCCTGACCGGGTGATTCGGGAGGCGATGGAGAATGCGGGTTTGCTGCAGGACGGCGACGACCCAAGTTCAGAGCAGTTCGCCAAATACGGCAACCGGCTCAACTCGCTCATCAATTACTATCAGACCCAAGGGCTGAAACTGTGGCTCTTGGAGGATCTGTCGATTACCCTGACGGCGGGGGTCAATTTCTATTCGCTGGGGCTGACCGGCACCGTGTCGATGACGAAACCGCTGCGCGCGCTGCAGGGGTATTTCGCCGACAACAGCAGTCCGCCCGTGCGCCGGCCGATTTACCCAATGTCGTGGCAGGAATGGCTGACGCTCTCGCAGACGGGTCAGCAGGGCGCAATTTCGCAGTATTTCGTGGACAAGCAGCAGTTGACGCTGAACGTGTATTTCTGGCTCACGCCGGACTCGACCGCGGCACTGGGCACGGCGCATTTGCTGATTCAGCAGCAGGTGACGAATTTCACCGGCACGACGGACACGATGAATTTCCCTTTGGAATGGTTCAACCTGCTGTCGTGGGGGCTGGCAAACGAGATAGCGACCGGCCAGC